CCTGCACGTCTTTCGATGCTTTATCAGCTACAGCCTGAGCTGCACTGGCAGCGCTCGTTGCATTGCTTGCGGAATCCGAGTTCGCTTTCATCTGTGTGTCGATTTTCAGCATATCTCCATTGTAGTCACCAAGGTAAGTAGGCTTGTCCGTTCCGATATACTGTGACAAATTATAGTTTGTTGTTTTGTTTGTGCTACTCATAATAATCTCTCCTTACATTAATATATCTTTTGCTGTGTTATCAAACGTGTACGCCGTCATGTTGTAACCTACAAAGGAATTACACGTTAGTGATTTTAGGGTATCAAACTCGTTAACTGTAATTGGCGCGTTGCTGTGTAATTCAGCCAACTGATAAATCACATCTTGATAGAATACGTATTCACCTGTTAACGGTGAGAACATGTATAACTGACTTGATGGGATTAATTTGCACCCGGCGTATAAATCAAAGTCGTGAGCTGTCATGCTTAGGCGTTCAAAACTGTTACAAGTTAACGCCAACCTGTCAAATTCATCACAAGTTATCCCACAATATCTCGCCGAGTCATAAATGTCACCAAGGACTTTACATATACTGTCATATTGACCTGTGACCGGATTGTAACACTGTATATTGTTACAAACATATTTGTCTATGTAATCAATCAACCTGTCAATCTGTTGATTGATGTATACATAGGTTTCACTGTTTAGACGGTACACGGTTCTTGTCAACTCCGTCAATGAATTCGAAATATCATTTATTTTCCTGTTTATTGATACTTCGAGTTTTGTTATTTTTTCGTTGTAATCAGATTCAACAGCAGCAATTTTTCCGTCAACATACCCTTTAAAGACAGCAACTTGTGTGTTCACATACTCTTCAAGGGAATGTATCTCATTTTCAAGTGTTGCTTTTAATTGAGCGATTTGCGTGTCTGTGTATTCCTTGTACGAGTCTGTGAAATTGTTGATGCTAGAAATGCATTCATTTATCTTATTTTCGAGATAGCATAACACCTCATAGTACGACTGTTTGTCGTTATACACTGACGGTAGATTACAACAATTCAATTTAATTAATGGTGTTATTTCCATATTATCACCTCACCTTTACCACACTTGCATAAACAATCTTCTACAGCGTTTTAACAGTATTGTGTTGATTAAATATGTACCCTCAGAAATTGCTTTAAAATATTTTTCACTATTGCGTGTGTCTGTTTCATTTTCAGAGAGTGTCCTGATTGTGTTTCCTACACGGTTACTGTTATTTTTCCCTGATGAGTTACTTGTTGTGTTTATTGTGCTGTTTGTGGTCGCTTCGCCTCTATCCATTTCAGATGCATAGTCATTTGTACTAATTGTGACCTGTGGGTTGTCTGAATGAATAGACTGCGAGTTTTGTTTCTGATTTGAAGTATCTGTAGATACTGCATCTTGCTTCACATCTGTGTTACTTGTCTCTGTGTCGTTTATGTTTTCATTGTGTTTCACCACCCTTTCTCCCGCAACGTTAGGCATATCACCAAGCAATCTATATTTTTGACTCATTTCTTCCATGCTTTCACACATCAAACCCTTAAAAAATTGTTTGTGCATGCCTAACGTTTCTTGCCCTATTTCATTATTCAAATACCTTGTTAAGTATGCGGACATAAACTCAGATTTTCCATCACCTGTGTTGTTATACCAAGGAAATGAGAAGTCGAAAAAAGCGTTTACACCATTCTCAACCAGTTCATCCGGTGATAGGCTCTCCGAGTTTGGTACAATGTTTTGAAGTATATTATATATAGTTGTGGTATACTTACTCAATAACATCACCCTTTCTGTCAATGTTTGGCATAAACTGTGTTGGTGCGTTCAGTGGTGTTGGTAGCTTCGATCTAAATTCCACTTTCGCATCCCATCCGAACAATTTATTGCAAGCGTCAATCGCACGTTCTCTTAGTGCTAGAGCTAGATTTCGATTACCCTCTGTGTGCCCGTTGTTCCCGGCAACTTCATCAGATATCAACCTTTCTCTCTTTTCTGACGGGTTCGATTCATAACCAAGATCAGTTAGTACACGCGCCCACAACACGGAAAGTTCATCTTCCAGCTTATCAACAACATAAGGCGCACCTAATGATATAGCCTGTAAATTCTTGATGTTGATTGTATCACTAATCTTAATGACAGGAACATAGTTGGAGTATTCATCACCGAGAACTTGATAACTAAGCTTTTCATCGTCAGAGGATGCAATCGCAACAGGTGTACGCTGACTGAACATATTAATGTTACGCGTGCGCCACACGTCCGCCATAGTTTTAGCGTACATACAAGCGGTGTAATAATACGGAAATGCGGTCGCTGAATCCCACATGATAACGGAGTTCTCTTTTCCGTACTCTTTCATGTAGCCGTTATTTGCATACGCCCATCTGTCCTCCGGGACGTTGTATATATCATACATGCCGGAAAGGTTCACTTTCATGAACGCGAAAGCATCTACAATATCGTCATAGATGAATGACCCCAAACCATGAAAAAACATGACTCGTTCAATAAAGAATGGCTCAATTGATTCAGGTAAACCTGTGTACTTGAAACGATTAATAAACAAGTTCATGATATTGTTAAAAAAGTAGAATTCAACGATATCTTGCTTGTTGCATGAATTGTTGATATTCTTTTCATATGCCCGATACGGGTTTTTCACTGTTCCCACATTGTCACCTCTTTTCTAATTGTTTTGGAGTGAGTAGTTTCCTATGTCATCTGTGTGCCATAGTGTAACACCTCGATTGAAAATAGCTCTAATCTGTTGTAACTGTGCCAAGTCAACCGCACCTGTGAAACCACACCCGGCAGTTTTTACGTAATTCCATGTTGATCGAGTGTGTATGTTTGGCATTGCGACTCTATTGATTGGATACCCGTAGGTATCAAAGAACGAGTCAATCACACGTGCAAATTCTTCCTGACACGACATAACGTAGAAAGTGAATCCCGTTAGAGCACAAGCAACATTGACATTTTCAGAAAGTGCTTTCCCGTGAACAGATGCCGGGACAACAGACTTGTCTCTTAATTGTGCCAATAACGAGATAGTGCCTTGGATTGCACTGACTGAGGATGATGTGGCTTGCATCCCACCTAATACAGCACTTGCTCCACCTGTAGCTACAGCTGTCACAGCACCAACAGGTGCTTGCAACGAGTCAGCTACAATAGATGTAGCTTGAACAGCCAGTGCGCCCTTATTCTGAGCAACCCAAGCTTTGAACGTGTCAGACTGGAAAGCACATTGTGGAAATCCTGATATCACCAATGACTCAGAAAATAATCGGTTCACACCCTTATAATTTGATGGTGACACTAACACCTGCGGTAAGGTACACATTGCACCAACTATTTCAAAGTCAATACTGTGGTCGGCGTTGTTCGATAATTCAAACTTATAGATATTTGCCTGACCCTCGTTATTGTCCACCATAGCGTAACAAAATGGGTAGCTATATAACTTATTATTGCGTGGAATATAACCACCGAAAATATCACCTTTGTTTAACGGTAACTTGAACTCTGCCCGATTTGAGTCATCACCCTTTATCGCGTTAATGCATATTTGAGGAGCCATGAATATAGCCATAATATCGTCAACAATACCCTCTTCCGTGTATTGTTTGATTAGGTTGTTTACGGTTTCCACGTCTTTGACACTGTAATGACCCAAAGATCCTGTTCGATATATTCCGTTAACTACCGAACCGTCAAAAGGTTCTCCGGTTGTTCCCTCTGAAACATAGACACAGATGTCCATGTTGTACAACGGGTATAGATAGGAATTTGCCACTACTGACTCTCCCGATTCAAGATTCACAGGTATCTGATTTGCACCTATACTGTCCTGACTTTTTGGAATGTGATGATATTCAATGAAGCAAGGTTTCACATTCAGCTTGTACCAGTTGCACTGGAACACATCCAACTCAAATATGATTCTTGTTGTACGCTCTGATCTCCACTCTATAGATGTAATGAAACAGAACACCCATTCATCGTGTAAACCATAGTTGTTGAACGCCAAATAGTTAAGATCAAGCGCAGACATTTCAGTGAATGGAACTTTCACGTCAAGTGACCCAACTCTGATTGGTGACATTTCATCCAATCCACTGGAGAGATTAACCCTCCAGTTCTCAAGATGATTTAGCAAGTCCTGCGTTGAGTTGTATAATCTAACATGGTTATAGGAATTATCCCACGGAACACCTCTATACAGTCTTAATTGTGTTTGTGGTGCACGTGGCACAACATTCGCCTGTGTAGGCATTGGAATCATGATTACTTACCCCCCAATAAAAGATTTTCCAATCTCTGATCTTTTGGTGACACCGTGTCTGTCTGTTAACACAACATCAAGGTCTGTGGTATCACCTGTTACCGCAGAAACATTTTCGATAGATAATGTTACATTGTCTTCTGCTTGATCCACTATAGTGGCTGTGTACTTGTCTGTATAAGGTGTTCCACCTGTGTAAGGCTCGAACGGTAAAGCAACGTTGCCCTTATTCAACATTACTTTTATAGTTGCATTCACTATCGTGTTTGGCATCGCCTCTACATACAACTTAATACTAGAGATTTCATCCGTAATAGTAAACGCTTGGTTATTCAAATAATACATGTCTGAACCTGAGTTGTTTGTAGTTTTTACAACAGCCCTGATTGGATTTACACCACCTGAAATGTAGTAATTTCCGGGTACAACAGGCACACGATATACTAGATCACTTACTCTAGAAAACTCATTTCCGGTTTCCCCTATTGCTGTAACCACATTGTCTTTACACGACCAAGTCACACCGTCTACAGTGACGTTGTTCTTGTTTGGTAAATTTGCAAGTTGCGCCCCGGTGCTACCATGAATAGCCAGTTTAGCGTCACTAATGAAGTTATCGTCTAGTACCATAATATCACTCGCTGCACCTCTTGTGTATTCTACAGTTTGTTCACTTGTTTCGTTTTGCGGGATTGTAACAGTGTCTGTATTTGCCCACCCGACACCTGTTAACACTAACCCGCTTTGGTAAAATTTGCCGTTGTTTTTACAGTTTCATCCGGTCTGTAAACAATTTCAACCGCAAGAGTTGTAGCTGTTTCATCCGAGCCGACATACAACTGATCTGTTCCCGGTAGAATGTATGTGTCTTTTGACGTTGCACCGGATACACTGTAGGTAAGAAGTTTCTGATGGTATGCACCTGTTCCACCTGTCACGGTTGCCTGAATATTGGTCACTGTACCCGGTGTGTATGTTCCACCTTTCGCGGAAATAGTTAACGACTCTGTAGCTACCTGATCTGTGGTGAACACTCTGATCGGGTAGAACGGTGACGCACTAATCATTTCCACCATAGTGTAGAAATAATTCCATGCCAACACATTAGCAAGTCTCTGGTCGCTCATTTCACGGAACTGATCTCTTACATTGAAAAATCTAATATCCATCAATACACCCTGAATCGCTGAGTTCGCGAACTTGTCAACAATTACGGTTCTAACATCCACCTGTGTTTTGTCAAGATGGAACGCATAAGCCAGTGCGTCAACACTAATCTGAGCGTTAACTTTCGGTGTTGTAATGAAGATGAGACTGTACGGTTCAGATGTGGAAGTCGCACCCGCGATGTTATTCGCCGGGTTAGGGAATTTAAATTCATCTACCGCGGATTTCACCTCGGCAAGCATTCTCTTAGCAGACGCTTCGTCCACAACAGCCGGAACAGTAACAGCCGGTAAAATCTGTTGTGTATATCCAGTGTCAATCATACCTTTCATCGCGTTGTATTCATCCCAGTTCGCGCCGGATACAGCTGACTGCATCTTCATCCCCATCATATCGCGGATTCCGTATTCTGTCAAAAATGCTGACCGCAAGTTATCGAATGTTACTGTAACTGGGTACTGCATATTCAGATTGACCTTGTGGAACACGGTCATGATGTATGACTGATACTGCTGAAATGCAGACTCGTAGGATTCACGTGGGTCGTACAATTTCCCTTTGCACATATTGACGAATGTTTCTTCATGCGTCATACCATAGCGCATAGGGTCTTTTTTGTACATAGCAAGGGGATTTTTCCAAGCTGTTGAGTCCACAGTCTGTAGACCGATTCTCTCAAGTAGAGATGGAATAATCTGATTTTTACCCTGTGAGTAACTCATCATTGTTGTGAAAATCTCAGACAGATTAGTAAGAGTTGCCTCGGGTATTCTGTTTTCAAGTTCATACTCTGACCTCATTGCATTTAAAATTGCTGTGTTAGTTGCTTTCGTTGCCATGTGTGATCTCTCCTTTCTCTGTGATGTTTCACGTGAAACATCTCTCATCAATTACTCTGTTTCTGCTGAAAAGTCCAAGTCGTCCAGTTTGGGTACTGGTTCAGGCGTGATTGGTTTCTCGATCGGTTTTTCCAATGCTCCACTATTCTGTGTCATGATTTCCTCTTTGAACCGTGTTTTATACTTTTCAGCAAGATCATTATATTTTGCTTTCCAAGTGGTTTCATCTTCCGTAGGTGTTCTTAAAGTTGTGAGAGCTTCATCAAACTCCTCAACATTTTCAAGAGCATCAATAATCTGTGTTAACGCTTCTTCTCTTGTCATACTCTATTAGCTCCTTTCCATAGTGGCATACTGTATAACCACAATTTTGATTTCTTTTTCTTTTTCGGGTGTGGGTTGTTTGGGTTAAAATTTTTTAAATATTCATACCACTTTCTTGCGTCTTTTCGCCGTTCTTCCTCAACCTCGACTCCGGCACGTTCGAAATTTTTCAGGAACGCACTCGCAAGATACTCAGGTTCATCTGTAGCTTTTTTAAACTCCAACCAAGACATTTTATATTGTGGGGTTGGAATCCACTGACCGGATGATTCTGTCTGCGTATCCAGCCACAAACACTGCCCGTCACCGTCATCAATTTCGAACCCCTGACTTTTCGCCCAGTTTGTATAGTTTGTTGCGGGTGTCCACTGAGCGAGTCCGAAACCTAGACTATAATTTCCCTGATCTAAGTTTTGCCACAATCCCGGGTTGATATTGGATTCTCGCTCAAAGTTGCCAAGCATACCCGCAACAGCGTTTAAAGTAAAACCATAACCCCACATGATAGAATAAAATACATAAGCATTGTTCTGCATTTCTTCCTCTGTGAGATAGTTATTTTTTGCAATCCATTTAAGTTTTGTGGCTTTTCCTAATCTATAGAGGTCGGTGTAGTAATCAACCCCGGTCACAAAGTTATTTATGGAAACCTGTTGCGCAAGCGGAACATTCGCTGTGTGTGCACCCATTGTAATACCACCACTGTCCGCGGGTTCATAACACATTTCTGTATGTTGACGTGTTGCGTTGCGAACAACTAGAATGTCACCCGCCTGCCACGGAACAGCATCTGTTTTGTGATGTTGTGCACCAAGGTCTAGCAAATACTGACCCATGGTGGCTGTTGTGAACCAAGGATTTTCTTGAAAATACCCGGCTTGCGTTAATGCCTGTGATATTAATGAAGAGCAATCATAATACGTGATCCCGTTTACATTCTGTCCACGCCGATATTTTTGAGAATACCCAATGCTGGGTGCATTACACGCGTTAATCATCCATGTGTATGCTGTGTTAATAGACGGCATATTACCACAACCTTATACTTTGACCCGGATAAATTCGATTCGGATTCTTGATTCCGTTCAGTTTAGCAAGCGTCTGATAACTCGTATTATACCGTGATGCAATGTCAGACAATGTGTCACCTGACCGCACTGTGTAATACTGTGAAACATTTGATGCTTGTGAACTTGACGCAACTGTAAGTACCTGACCCGGAAAAATAGTATAGGGCGAATGAATACCGTTTCTATTTGCAATATCAATCCACGAAACACCAAGTCTTTTTCCAATGGAAGTTAGACAGTCACCGCTTTTTACTGTGTACGTTGTGACACTTTCCGTGTTCGTGTTTGATGAATACGCACCGGAAATTGTGAGAACCTGTCCCGGGTAAATCAAGTTCGGGTTCGCGATACCGTTCAGTTCAGCAAGATATTTGTATGTTGTGTTGTATCGTTGTGCAATACGTGACAACGTGTCACCTGATCGCACTGTGTAATACACAACACGATCTTCTGCTTTGTGATTTGGCTCAGACGGTTTATAGTTATCTGACGCAACACAACCCGCTAATTTATCCCAATCTGCGCTATCGCCGTAAAACACATCTAAGTCCAAGTTACCCGTCCAACCATTCAACCGACCGGATGATGTATACTGGAATAGTGGTGTCTTGCCTGAGAACTCACCAAGGTCATAATGTAATGGTGGGTTGTCTATGAAGCCATAGATTGTGTTATAACCCGCATAATACCCCGCATTCCATAGAGAATAATTCTTTGCCACTTCCGACCAGTCATATCTGTGAACCACAGTGTTTGACATATAGATCACGGGTTTCACACCTGTCATGTTATAGACAGCGTCCAGCCAGTCTTTCGCCCAACCGACACCTTGATCGACCGCGGATGATTCATAATCCAACACCAATACAGATTGACCAATATAACCGGAAATGTGATTAACGAAATATTTCGCCTGTGCGATCGCATCACCTTTCCTTGCGAAATGATATACACCTGTCTTTTTTCCGCTTTCTTTTGCATCTTGATATACTCTGTCGCAATCCGGGTTAACATAGCCTGTACCCTCTGTTGCTTTTGCTATTACGAACTCAACATCACGCATCTGTGTTACGTCAATTCCACGTTGCCAGTTAGACACGTCTATACCGTTCATATTTGCACTAGCTGTGACTGGTAGTGAAACAACAAGCATAACAGAGAGGGATAATGCAATCAGATCCTTACTTTTTTTCATTCGCATTCACCTCACTGTCCAGCTTATCGCACAGTTTCTGTAACACAATGGTGTTATTATTGAGCGCGTCTGCCATTGTCTTGATCTCTTCTGCGTGAGATTCTGACAACTGTTTGAGCTGTTCGGAGTCCTTGTCGCGTGTGTATTTCTGATAATACATGAGTACACCGCAACACACAATCGGAAATCCGACCATTGAAACAGCGTTAATAACTGTGTTAATAGTGTCCATACCTCCACCCCTTTCTCTGTGACGTTTCACGTGAAACACGAATCAAGATGTTTCACGTGAAACATGAATCAAAACAAACGATTAAACGAATAAGCAATGCCTTAATCGTTAAACACATTATAGCAAATTAAAATAGCGGTGTCAACCATAAATTAGTTGAAACCGCTATTTTTTCTGCCCGTGACCTCTAAGATAAATCAAAGGGTGCGTTACTCCACCCACCCCGGTTGGCTACTTGCCCATTAACGCGCCCGGGCGTGGTCAGTGATTCTACTCAAAGAGGGGAGCAATCTTATAATAACACAATTTATTATGTATGTCAACCTATAAAAAAGATAGCATGTCCAGCATCATATTTTTACAGGTGAGGTTTTGGAAACGCATCAAACCACGGTGAAAATAATTACGTAACGCTATAATAATGTAGTTACTACTGTTCACCATCACTGCGCGATCGTCAACAACGTCTGTGTAGTTGAAACAGACACGGCGTGGGAATGTTTCGTCCGCACCCTCTGACACGTAAATGCAACTGTTGTATTTCCTGACATTGTACCACATTTCATTGTAGCGTATCGAAAGCATATACTCAGATACACCACCAGGTCTACCAATTAAAGCATCATTGTCATTTAAATATATGTTCTGTGACGCGTGCGAAAAGTATTTCGAGCCGGAAAATGCGCGGTTAAAAGCTGAACTCTCAAAAGCTTTACTTGCGTTCTCGTTGTAGGTTCTTTCGTAGACCCAACCATCCCCTCGCAATATTTTTGTGTCACGCTTTAGCATTTTATTAATACCCAATGCCTGATAATATGGATTAAGAATTGACACGGTATTACTCGCCATGTATAAAGGAACACGCCGACTCTGCTTTCCATCACCACGCGCAATAGATGTGTGTATTGACATTAACTTATCTATTTCATTCGGAAGATAGTTATTTGACTCGTCTTGGTACTCGTCAAAAAAACCGTGAGCAACTTGCACAAAAATAGAAGACATTCGCTTTATTTTTCCTGATAATGACAGTGGCAGACACCAACCGCACGGTTTGTCATCTAACAACAACTGCACCACAGCACCGTCAAACAATTTCTTCTCCGTCATAGTGTGACCATTGTAAAACAAACGGCGAATATCGGTAAAAAACGAGTCAGACATAGATTGCATATCTGTTTTATAACGGTAAATCAAATAAAACTGGTTAACGTCAGTCTTTTCTTTCAAAAACGTATCTATTAACCTGCGTTTAAACGACACTGTTTTTCCTGCTGTTCGGTTTCCGTCTGCAATATATATATCAGGGTTTTTTCCGTTACGGTCTTTTAAAGTTAATAGGTAATTACAATCATAATACTTTTCCACGTGTAAACACCTTATACCTTTCTCCACTCACTGACACTATGTTATAACATTGTAATCCCTTTCTGTCTGTGTACGGTGTCACAGATTGTACACATGGGTCATTGATGATGTGCATTAATGTGTCAGATGTTACAATAGACATATTCAATTTTTCTAAGTTAATCATATTACACCACCTTATAAAGAAAGGGCGGTTTTCCGCCCTTTCTGATTACTCTTCATATCTAGTGACAATAAGGTTTGTACCGTTACCCTTTGCCAACTTAATGTTTTCAAATTTTACGCTGATCTTCTTTTCTTCAACATCGTTACTGTCTCCAACGATTGCGCTCAGGTTTCTTAATCTACCCTCAACAACTTTTGACGCACCACTAAAAAGCTGTCCATTCACTTTTACAACGGAAATCGGAACTTCTTCAGTATCCACGATTCCAAAACCCTCAAGTACACCCTCTACTTTCTGTTCAACTGCATCAACAAATCCAAGTCCTGAACCTACGTTCGCCATATCCATTTTTGTGATATTATATAACATGCTTATTTACCTCTCTTTCTTGAACTTCTGATTGCTTCAACCTCTTCCGGCGTGAGTACCTTATGTTCTTTCAATGTTGAGTGTGCAACAAAATCGGTTTCGCTCATTACACGCTTATCTGCATAGAACAAGCACTCGTTCACCTGAACAATAGCGTTTTTAAACATTTTACCCAATTCAATCTCAGCCTTTTCTTTTGAAGTACACTTCTCAATAGAAACATCAACTTCTCTTGACTGAATCCCATGTTCTGTTTTTTCCACTACTTCTGCTTTAACTTCTGCTGTGATATTTGTTCTTGTAATCATAATATTAACCTCCATTCTTTTTAACCATTCATTTTGATTACATTATCATTATAAACCGGATTGACTTTTTTGTCAACACTTTTTTGTATTTTAAATGTTTTATTTTTTAACAATATACCGCCTCTGATTCTTACACCCTTTAAATTAGCGTCCTCAAGTTGCAAGTTTTCACGTAGCGCGGACACCGGTAATCCGCGGTCAATAAACCCCTGTTTCGCCTGTTTCGTCATACCTGACGCTTTTAAATTCAGATAAGGGTCACACTCCTCGCCATCCTCTGCTATAACGTGTTCTGCATATGTTTTCTGACGCTCGTAATATGCGAAATCAAAATCACATTCATTTTTCCAACAGCAAAACTCAACAGGGTCAACAACTACCATTTCAGCCGGTTCTAAACCTTGTAAATGTATCGAATCTGTGTCTGCATAGCAAAATCTGTCGTAGTTAGCTATTGCATGCCTGATCGTAAAATTACGGGCGTATGATGTTATAGCTGAACCAATAGGAATATAACCGACAGTTTTTTCATGTTCCTCATGCAATATGAAACGGACGATTCCATCCTCAGACATATATGGTTCTTTCCATGAACTATCATCTGACATTGCGAACTTGCCGTACAAGTTGTTTAGAAAAAGTTTAGCCTGTGTCCGTTTAAAACCTTTACTTTTCTTTTTCATTTCTGCGTGTGGGTCAATGTAACCGTCAAACATACCCGGTCGAGCATAAAACCATACATGGTCAATGATCTGTAGATCATATAAGTCATAGGTTTCTTGTAATAATAACCAATCTGTTTTAGTTAACACAAACTCATGTACTGTGTCACATATATTTCCGTCATTATCATAATAATATCTATAATATACACCTTTATGTCGTATATCTGAGGTGTATAGATTTTCATTCCCTTTATAGTGAGCGTTACTACGAATGTGTAACCACGGAAAAGCTCCGGCTTTCAATTTAAATCGGAACTTACAACGCACAAAATAATAAAAATCATTTAGCTTGTTCATATCCTCAGTCGGCGCACCTAAGCAATACTGTCCACGCCCGTACGGGTAATAGTTGCCCGAAATACTGTGCATCATAGACGGATATAGAGAATTTACATCATAGACTTTACCAAGTGTGATGGTTCTATGTGCGTATCTAGGATTGACATAACACCAACCACCGGAATATGAACTGTGTACATATTCCCACACATTGTTATAGCCGCAAAAATCATAATGCATGGGGTCATCACGTAAATCAGGAAACAGTCTATCAAAATCCTTTTTCGTGTATTCAGATTTAAATTCCGATAGACAACATGAACCTATTGTTAATTTGTCATGACCCTCATTGAACATCATTTCTAGAGCCTCTTTTAACACCAATACATCATTTTTTATGTATTCCTCTTCTTCCGGTGTTATATTGCAATACGCGTGTCTGTAACCTGTGTACTCCATTTCTAACTTTTGGTGCTTTGTGTGAAATGATTCGCCGATTACTCGTAGTGATGCCGGCATGAGCTTTAAACTATCTCTTATTTCTAGTAGTGTGTGTGACCATTTAACTTTAATGTAATACCATTGACCCATAGCTGAAATAGATGTTTTAAATTGCCTACTCCTCATTTCACTGTCTTTCACACGTGTGTGTGTGTATCCATCACGGAGCAAAAAATCCACAATGAATGAACCATCAAAAGACAAGTTGTGAAAAAATAAAACGTTGTTTCCCGGCATGCGTAAGAATCTAGTTAGAAAATCACGTATACTATGCGTGATTGTTACCGTCTCTGCTTTGTCGTACAATGCAACATCAGCACCTGCCCACACCTCAGTATAATCTTGCTCATGTCCTGCTTCTTTTATCATGTCATCTGTCCAAACAGTTGTTTCAAAATCACACGCCCAGTATGTTATTTCTTTCTTTCTTGCCATAACATCTTCACCATCACATTCACGTGTCTATCCCTCACTCTCCACGCCATCATACATAGATAGAAAATCATAGTAAGCCTCACTGTCCGGCGCTAATTCCATCATGCGCGCTATTTCGTCAAACCTTTTTAATATAACGTCTCTTGTTTCGTAGGGTGGTTCAGGAAATAAATCAGGATGCTGTGAAAAAACATAGGCAAAACGCTTACGCGTTTCTTCTGATTTACCGTATATTAATTTGTTTGTCTGCCACTCAATAAACTGAGCAATGTACCAGTAGAATGACTCTCTAACCTGTTGATACCAATTATCTATGAGTTGTTCATAGCTGTCTGATGGTGACAATAATTTATTTGACATTCCCTGAATTGGACTGAATGTTGTGTTATTTTCCACTGTGTTAGCCACAGTTTGTAAATCTGCTTTTAATATCTTAACGTTTTTTCTCTGTTGTGATAGACGTTTCTTTTTGTTTTTAATGGGTTTTAAAATTTCCCCTGTCTCAATGTCAACAATCTCTGATTTTGTTCTAATCTTTTCACCAGTCTGTTGTTTTAATCGGTTGATAGACGCTCTTGTAGGTTTTTTGACACGTCCAACAACGTCAACTACATATCCCTGTTTTACCGCTCTATTTACACGCCGAAGATAGTTTCGGTATTCGCGCTTATATTGTTCTTTAACCGTCAACTGTTATCACCAACCTTTTTTAATAATAACCCGTCAACCGTTCTTGTCCACTGTATTTTGTCACCCTCAGTTATTCCCAAATCAGAGACAGCGCTTCCCGGAATTACTACACGCGCTGTATAACTACACCCTGACTTTACAAACATCACTTTATAGATTGCATCTGCATTTTCTCTTTTCATTATTGTACCCCACTTTTTGATAGATGTTTCACGTGAAACATTTGTATTAATTTACGGTAACGGAACGAAGTAGTTCACTAGTTCCGCCATACCGTAAAAGATGCCGTAAAGAATCGTTGCTAACACTAACATGTTTAAAGTTAATGAAATTAACACTATAAGGTTCTTTAATAGTCTTTTAATTTTTCTTCTAAACACGAATAAATCTCCTTTATTGAACTTTTACTAATCGGCACATCAATCCGCTGATCGTTTGTTATATACGCAACATAATATCTACCGTTATCATATGTTTTTGCTTTCGTGATGTATAAAAAAGCATAATGTAAATTGGTACGATATGTTGTGTTACACAATGAAAGTGCTGTACCATTTTCTTCTTCCATTATATCTTTCATTTTTTCGTATTCAACAACCGTGTCAGGTGTTACAAGTTCAGGATGGTCATATAGCGACTCGCAAAAATGATCTTGAAACCTCTTGCGCACTTGTGCGTGTGTTATCCATTCTGCCATAGGTTATTCACCAACTTTCTCGATATATAAATTGATTAATGCTATTGTGTCGGTTTTAACATACATTTCTACAGCTTTTTCATTATCTAATTCACTCTCTTTAGCCATTAACTTTACGTATTTTCTAATAGCTTTATATAACGCTATAGCCGATTGATTAAAAATTTCCATTACTTCACCGTCTAAATACGAAAATAAAATGTTCTCTGCTTTCATTAATGTCTCAAGCTCTTGTTTTGTTAAACCTTTCATGTTTTTTCTCCTTTCATTTGTTAATTCTATTATAACACTATAACGTGCAATAATCAAACATAACATGCATTGTTTTTATAAAATACAATAAACAATTAAACAATCGTTTAATCGTATACTGTACATTGTATACAATATT